GCGGGCATCAGCACCAAGAACCTTTGCCGTCTTTATAAGGTCGGCAAGCGTTGAGCCGTTGTCGCTTACGCCCTGCTTCTCCACAAAGCCAGTTGCCTTTGCCTTAGCGGCGATGCCGTCTGCCGCAGAGAAGTCCTTCCCTGGGGCGTACTTAAACACCCACGCTACGCAGGCGGCAACGGATGAGGGACCGCAGTCGTCTAGAATTCCACCCTTTTCCTCGTGGTCGAGCTGAGACTTAACCTTATACTTCATAGCCCACTCCTAACTTAGCCCCTAGTTGAGGCTTAGTCATTATAAGCTATATAGAGCTCCTAAACTAGGCTTCTAGTTCTGCGATTCGGGCTTCCAGGGCGCTGTTCTTCTGGGCCAACTCTTTAATTGCGCCAATAAGGAAGACTGGTAGTTGGGAATATTGAACACTTTCAATCTCCCCAGTCTCTTCGTTGTATCTGCAAATACGCTTCATTTCATCGCTAATTGCCTCAACCTCTTCAGCAATCAGTCCGGTCATTGAGCCAGTCTCCTCGCTCTTAGTTGTTTCTGGGTTCCATTTAAATGTTACTGGGCGCAATTGCAGAACATCACTTAGCGGAACAGTGAAATCTTCAATATCCTGCTTGTACCTTCTTGCGGAACTAAATCTCGAAATTGTTCCAGCCCCCGAAGTGGTACTAATGTAAAGATCAGATGAGCTTGAAGTGAGGGAAACGCTGACACGTAGATCCTCAGTCACATAAAATAGGCCTGAGGCATACCAAATTTGCCCATCCGTTGTACTGTCAAAAATAATACCGGCTGAGGATGTGTCACCTACGGTTAATTTTGTTGTCGAGGTTATACCGCCTACAACATAAAGGTCGTTATTCATGTTAAACCGCCCATTTGCTCCGTCAAATGATAGCGTTGCTCCGTTTGTGGTTCCTGGTGTTCCACCATAAATTCTAATAGCTCCGTTGCTTCCTGCCGTTCCGTTTCCGTAAACCCGAAGGTCTCCAGCAACGTTTGTCCCATCGCCCACTGTTACCAAGCCGCTGTAGTTAACCTTAAATATGTCATAAGCTAATGTGCCAACCGCAAGATATCCATCAAAAATTCTTAAGTTTCCACTAACGTCCAATCTTATTCTTTCATCAAATGTTTGAGCAGACGTGTCGTAGTGACCAATGCTGAGAACTTCAGTGTGCGGAACGGCAAGGTCTCCAATATTTGAGTTTTTACTGATAAGAATACCAGGGGCAACGCTTGACCCAGACGTTGTGACGGTAGCGAGGAATGCATTGGTGGCGTCTACGTTTCCATTTTGACCGACTTTAAAGTTTGTAGAAGATATCGAGTAGTAGTCAATCTTTTCGTTTCCCGTGCCATATGGGGATAGCGTTGTAGTGTTTACAGTTCCACTAACTCCTGATGTGTACTTTAATGTTGACCCAGTTGTCCCAGATATTGCCGTAAAGACACCGTCAAATCCAGTATTTGAGCCGTTCACATCAGCGATTCTCACCCTCTCGCCTATGGCAACGTTATGTGACACAAGGTTTCCATTAATGTCAGAAGTTGTTAGTGTTACCGTGGTAGTGGTTCTTTGTTTTGTTTTGATGTAGAAGGTTGGACCCTCTGAGCCAAACCTGTCGTCCAGAAGGAGCTGTCCACCCTTGATAACTCCTGCGTCTATTCCTGCTGCGCTAATAAGACCAGCGGTAATAGAGTTGGCGACAATGTCATTGCTTCCAACTGCGTTCTCCCAGGCCGCGCCGCCAGCGGCAACCTTCCTAAGCCCCGCAGGAGTCCCGCCAAGGTGGTAGACAATGGTCCCCTCTGGGTAGCTTGAAGACGGTACTGTGGGCAGGGTTGCTTCGGATATGATCTCTATTGCCTTAAGTGTTGACGCCAACTTGCTGGCCGTAATGGCATTATTGCTTAGGTCCTCGCTCTTGATTTGAACTGGGCTAACAATCTCTGAGTCATCGCTCATTTCGCTTGCGGTGTTATCTGTACTCATTGCCCGAACTTGATATCTATAGTTCAGGGCGTATGAAAGCCCGTTGTCATTGATGTAGTTTGCCTTGGTGTTCTGTATTGTTCTGAATTCAGTAAAGTTGTAGATTGCCCATCCAGTTGCCGCAACGGAGTTAATGAGACCGCTCTCGACGGACGTGTAGGTAAAGGTGGTTGTTGTGGTGCCGGTAACGGTCCACTCTCCCTCAATCTTGTTTGCCGCCTGACCGTAGATGTCGTTGTCCATCTCAATGCGGACCTTGTCACCATTGACCATTCCATGGGCGCCAGAGGTTGTGATTGTTACGGTAGTAAGCGCCCTTGCCACATTTGTAATTGCCTTGAATATCCCGTCCTGGCGCTGGACCTCAAACGACGAGAGGTTCTTGTTGCGCTCGATATCCTCATTGAAGCCCCAGCTGACAGTGGCGGACTGGATGCTTGCGACCGCGTGAATCTCCGATGGTGGCGCAGGAGTCGGTGGTACAGGGTTAATTTTATCAAGCTCTCTGAGCCGCTCGCTAACAAGAATAAACGAGTTTCTTTGCAGCCTTATATCTCCACCAACCGTAATGCTGTAAACAACGTCCATGCCAAGCATCTTTGCTTTAACGGACTTGACGATAAGTGGCTTTGCGACGTCCATGGTGTCCCAGATGAATGGAATAATGTCACCAACGTTTGGTACTGGGTATACCGAATCGTATGCATCTCTTGGCCGGATATCAAACTCATACGACTCAATTGGTAGGCCGTTCTCTTTCCAGAAACCCTGAGCAGCAAGTTGCGCGTCAGCAAGCGTCTCCACCTTGTCGTCTGTTTTTGCGGTCTCAATAATCTTTCCATTTGTCGCCCAAATACCAGGGACAAAGTCGTAATCAACATACTGAACTGGATTACCGCTTTCGTCAGTCAGGGCAACCTTATTGCCGTCTGCGTCCCTAGTGCGGAAGACTGCGTACAGATGCAGTCTATTTGCCGAGTTTCCCGACTCCACAGGGCTGCTTGGGATTTCCATCTCATAAACAGGCACGGCATGCGTTGCGGAGTCCTCTACGTCGCCGTAGCCCATGGTTCCGGTGATCTGTACGGCGCTCCAGTCAGTGAATGAGGCAGAGCCACTCTGTGGGGTTCTGCAAATGCCCCTCAGGCCAAAGTATGCGGCAGAGGCTGGGGCCGTTGCCGTGTTCCACACCTTATGCCAGGTTCCCACTGGGGAGCTAGGAAGAGTACCAATGATAACGGTAGAAAGCTCTGTGCCGCCAGAGTTGTACCAAACAATATTGGCCTGCCACCTATCCGTATGCACGCTAACCTTCCCCCTTACGGAAAAGAAGTATTTTCTTCCGGGAACAGTTGCAACTCGGCTGGCAGAGGCTGTTTCTATTTTCGTGTTGCTAGTGCTTGAAACAACGCTGTATCCAGCCCCGTATGGCCCGCTAGTTGCGGAGCCAATGGCAAATCCGCTTGCCGTTGTCCAGCCGTCAATATTCCCGTCGTAGATGCCATTTGTGATGAGCTCCTTCGGGGTCTTGGCCCCGTAGTGCAAATACGCCTTGTAGGTTCCCGCTCCGTCGATTGTGCCCTTGTCTACCCAGAATTCGCCGCCAGTCTTCTGGGAGATATAGTCAAGAACGTTTCTTACGCTTCTTCCGCCGTACTGCTCGTAATTTGCGGTGTCGCTCTCTGGGAGGTATGGGCTAAAGCGGTACTGCGTGTCTACGGCATTGACATACGTCTCCACGTCAAGGGTTCCGTCCGTAATCATACTCTTGTCAAACAGCGAGTCAAAAATGGATATTGGATATTGCCAACCTCTTATGTTATCGTCACCGACTCCAAGCCTGTACGTAACTCCAGCAACAACATAAAACTCCCCGTCAACCCACCCGCGGGTAGAGGATGATGTCAGGGTGGTTGGCGACTCAACTGCCGCAAGCTCAGAAACATAGCCGGCCGAACCAGAGGTTAGCTTTGCGCCAGTAATGGTTGCAGATCCGTCGCTGCCAACGCTTGCATACGAAATGGTGTTTGTTGTTGTCGCAGTTGCAACAGCATAGTCTTCAAGCGCTACCGAAAAACCTGCTGTCTGAGGGATTGCAACAATAATTGGATCTCCAGCAAGAAGGCCGTGGGCAGATGTGGTCGTAATTGTGACAACATTAGACACCCTATTTGCGGCAGTAATGTCAATTGCGGAAAGAATAGCCCTGGTTGTTTTTCCTCGATATTCAGTCCCGGAGTCTTTTATGACATAAACTCTGTGCTGATCGGCGAGCGAGGCATTTTTCCACTTAACCTTGAGCCGCTGTGTCGCCGTGCCTGCGCTTAAAGTGATGCTTATTGCTGAGGTTACCTGCGAGTACTGCGGGGTGGCGGCATCCCTACCCAACAGCGTCGTGCTTCTTGCCTGAATTCTTACGCTGTATACCCCGTCAGAAAGGCTCCCGCCGACAGCCTCAGAGGATACTTGCAGCCCGTCAACCTGGCCAACAATCGACGGAAGAGATGCCGCGCTGGTCGAGATCCCGTCGCCACCGTTGATGATGTCGATATCCCTAGAATCCCTTGCCCCGTAGAAGTCAGCAATGATCAGCTCTTCTAGCAGTGCGGTGTTGTCTGCGCATTCGACTTCCTGGGTAATCGCTCCGCCGTCTTTTCTTGTTGAGACTCGCGTTACGTACCCAGCAAAAAGCACCGTATCTGGGCTGGTTGCGACATCAAGAATCCGAACCTCGGTCTTGCTTGGGATCTCAATAACAAAAGACTCGTCGGCTATTGCCGCGTTGATCTTGTCGGCCTCAGTAGCGCCAGCGTAGTCCTGAACCGCGGTCTGAGACTTTGGGAGGATTGTCCAGAGATCAATTGTCGCGTTGGCGCTGGTGCCCTCGCTGTTGCTCTCCCAGTTCAGGTTTTCGTAGTTGACCCTTTTGCTGATGTCATAGAAGGCCGCAGTGGTACCTTCATACTTGAGCTTTACGTATACCCGTACATCAGCCATTTATATTCTCCCGATGCCCGCGGACCTCAACAGCGACGACTGCGCCTTGCCAACGGCATCCGCCAGCTTGCGGATGTCCTGATCGCTCCTGACCGTTGGGTTGTTGATTATAACACTTGCGTTGATGCCACCGCCACTGCCGCCAGCCATGCCAATCTGATTGATTGGGCGGATTCTCCTTGGGAAGATCCTTGCGACTCCGCCTGGGACCACCTGTAGGGTTTCTCGGCCAGTCTCGCCAACCTGGAACATGCCACCGACACCCATAACCTCACCGCCGCTTGCAAGCTTTGAAAGATGATCTTGCTTTAGCGGCAAGACTTTTCCTGAGTAAGTGTCCAGATATGTAAAGGTCTTCTTAATCCAGTTCTTCCAGTTGGCAGTAAAGGAATCCTGCCCGCTTCCGCTTGATTTTGCCGCAACGGTCATTTTGTACAGCTCTCCACCCGTTGATGTAAGTGAGTTTAATGTTTTATTGATCGCAGTTGCGTACCCCAACTGCCTATTTGGGTCGGTATATACTTGCCCAGCCATGTTCTTATCTCTCTCAAGGTTTAGAACCTGAATGATTGCCTTCATTCTGCCTTCAATTAATCTTGCCATTAAGGTTTTGTCAAAATTAATTCCAAAGCCCAGGTAGTTGTCTTTTGCTTTTCCGCCAAGAACGCTTTCGCTATTTGGCAGTCCGGCAGTATCAAGCCCATCGCCTGTCGAAATCCCGCCAGTATTTGCTGGTGGCTTATAGTTTGCAACTGCCGCAATTGCAGCCTTCAGCTTTGTGACAATAGCGGTAAACTTCTTGAGGATTGTATCCCATGTGTTAAGGAATGAGTCCCCAAAGTTCTTGGCATCAACATCAAGGTTTGCATCAAGAACACCAACTTCACCAAGAGTTGTTGTGTAAAGCTCCTTAATCTTTGCAGCAGCTTGCGTACCAGTAAGCTTGCCCTGCTCGACAAGATCAAGGATGTCTTCCATGCCCTCTTGGAACTTCATTCTTGCAGCCTCAAATCTTTCGTCAACATCTTCAAGTCCAGCGACCACAGGATCGCTGGCCATGGCCTCTTCGAGGGCGATCTTCTTCCTTTCGAGAGCAGCCTCTTTAACGGCTTCCGTTTGAGCCTCTTGGGCGTCTCTCATTCTTGCCGCCGCCTCAAGTGGGTCCATAGACGCGTCATACTGACCAAGCTTTGCCATCTCAACGCTTCTAGCGGCTTCTCGAAGTCGCTTTTCAATGGCAAGAAGCTTGTTTCTCTTTTCGGTTGCCTCAATCTCTTCCCGCAAGGCAAGAATATTTGTTTCTGCCCCGTCAACCATAACCATTTGAGTTGCGAGGAACGCGTCTTTTGCCTTCTCCAGAGCTTTAGCCATTTGCTGCTCAAATACCGCGTTGATTCTTGACTGCAATCTTCCCGCAAGTTTCTGGAACTCGCTTCTAACTTTCTCTAGGTTAGATTGCAATTTTTCAAGGCCAGAGTTTAGGTTTCCGATAAATAGCCCATACCCATCTACTGCCTCTGGGTTGATTCCCTCCCCTCTTGCCAGTTGGGCAAACGCGGACATCGCGTCCTCTAGTGTTTTAAATTGACCCATATCTGCAATCCTCATTGCAAGTTCTGCCTGGGCCAAAATGAGTGCTTCCATTGGCGACTTGCCCTGATTCTGGTAGAACTTGGCCATTTTCCCTCTGATTTGATCAGTCAAATCAGTTAGGTAAGCCATAAATGTTGTTCCCTTTTTGTCCCTTGGCTTGAAAACCTCATTGCCAAGACCCTGAAGCGCAAAGTCCAAAGACTCTCCCATTGTTGGAATAATCGTATTGGTCCCTGACTTTATTAGATCAAAGAAATTTTCTACTGACCTGTGGTATTCCGGCATTTTTCCAATGTCAAGAAGTTCTATTGGGGTAAAATCAAAATCTTGCAACAGCTGGAAGAATTCTTGCCCCTGCATTCTTTGGTCAGAGTAATATTCATCAATTGCCCCTAGCTTGCCCTCTCGATCTTGCTCTGCCGGGGTGATCTCTCTATTTGGGAAAACAAAGCTTGCAACAATAGAGGCTACGGCGCTACCAAGCATCATTCCCAACATGGTACCAATTGGCCCACCAACGAATGTCCCGATTCCGCCGCCGATCTTTGCGCCCAATGCCTTGGTTGCCAAGAATCCGCCAACAGATCCAGCAAAACCGGCACCCTCTTGGGCAATAATGGCGCCTTCGTTGTTTTTCTCTGATTTCATTCTTTCTTGAATTGTCATCGCAGTAGCAAATCCCTGGAATCCAAGTGTAAGAAGGCCAATCTTACCAACAAGTGACTTAATCCCAGAGCTGGCAGTCTTAAGTCCCGCAGTCAGGGCCTGCACTCCTCTTGATCCCTTAAATGCTGCCGCTAGGCCAAGTGCGCCTCCGCCAACTGACGCAGCAGCCCTGCCGACTACGCCTCCGATTCCGCCTCCGGCGGCACTAAGTGCGGCTCTTATTGCGCCAACAAAGGAGCCAAATCTTGTAATTGCCCCCCTGAAGAACGCTACTGCCCGGTCAAAGATGCTTATTGGCTGTGTGAATTTATCCGGTATTACGATTCTTGCAATTGCGTCCTTTAGCCCAGCAAACAGCTCCTTAGGTGCGCGGACCGTTCCTCCGGCGAGGAACTTCTCTATCGGGACAGTCTTTGGGGCAAAGCCCCTTACCATCATCTCCGCAAAGCGCTCTGAAACTTTTGCAAGCTTGTCTGCCCCAGCAAATATCTTGTCTGTAAATGTTGGCCCTGGAGCACCTACAAGCGTATTTGGTATTACCCTTCTAGCAATGGCGTCTTTTAGCCCCGCGAAAAGCTCTGTAGGAGCCTTCTTGGTGCCGCCAGCAAGGAACCCGGCCATAGGGGCAGTTTTTGGGGTAAAGGCTTTAACCATCATCTCTGCGTATCTTGTAATAATTTTGTCAAAGTTCTGCATGGTAAAGATTCTTGCTGGGGCGCCCGCAAGGCGAATCATCATTCTGTGGAATGCCATGAATGACTTCTCAAACGCCGTTGTTATTCTTGCAGCGTAAAGACCAGCCGTATCGGCAACCTTCCCGGTCAGATATTTAATTCTTTCCTGGATTACCTTAAAGATTGAAACCCCGTACATCGAAGGAGATCCGCCAAGAACCTGCGCCCTTGGTAGGCCCTGCGCCGTTGGCGCTGCCCCGCCCGAGAACCGCAGGAAAACCTTTTCAATCGCCCCGGCAATAGCGCCAAATCCAGAACGACCGCCGGGGGCGCCAAGAGTTCCAACTGGTACTTGCGTTGCCGTTCTTTGGACAACAGCTTCTATTATTCGATTAATTGGGCGAACTCTTTGGCCGACAGAAGCCGCCGCTTGACCAGGGGCTTCAAACGGCAGCCTGTTTGGACGAAGCCCACGAATTGCCCGAACAAGATACCCAATAGGCCCGCCAGTAACTCCCTGTCTTGGCATTGCAAATGGAGCCTGGGCGCCAGCGAGTGAAAGCCTGCCCGCCCTGTTCATACCGGCGGCAGCGGCTCTCCTTACGCTTCCGACAATATCTCCACCAGTGCCGCTCGGGCCAGTTGCCTTAACTGCATCCATAAATGGAACAAAGACCCTAGGGACAAGGCTAAAGATAGTAGAATTAAACTTTAGTGCGGATGCAAGAACAAATGACTTCATCAACTTGCTGATTCCGCTTACTGCGGACCTTGGAATAGCCCTTGCCCCAGCCGAAATTGCCTTAAAGAGCGATTTGATTGCATCTGATGAGGCCTTTATCTTACTTACCCCAAACGTAAGGGCTTTTAGGTTTCTAAGCACCAGAAGAAGGCGATTAAATGCATCGCGAAGTCCCTCTGACTTCATTATGGCCCCAAGCGGAGATTCCGTAAATCCGCCACCGAGCGCCTTAAGCGCAGCGGATCTTCCGCCACCAGTTTGCGCAAGTCTCCTTAGTCCACTAATGCCGCCAGGTCCGGTACCGGAATTTGCAGCTGCCTCCATTGCGGCCCTGCGGGCTTCCATAGCCAATTTATATTGCTCAAAGGTGATAGCCTTATTTGCAAGGAGTTGCTTCAGCATCTGGCTTGAAAGCATCTTCTTTTCTGCTGCTGGAACAACTACTTTTTGTAGATTACCCGCAACTGCACCATAGCCAGTTGGGGCACCCGGCTTTCCAAGAGTGCCAACTGGAACCTGTGGTGCCCCCCGCTGTACGACGATCTTTCCGGCCGGATCAACAAGTGTTGAGTATGGAAGCAGTTTTGCCGTAATCTTGTTAATTCCGGACTCTAGTGTCCCAATGAGTCCCTTTGTTGCCGCAATTGGATTTCCCCTAGCGTCAAGGGAGGCCGGCTTTCCTAGCATCATTTGCCCAAGCGGGCCAAGCATTTTCTTCATAAGCAGGAATCCAGCGACAAGCCCGAGCACGTCTGGTACAAACGGCAGAGAATTAATCAATTCTAAGAGGGTGTTAACAAGAGCAAGGAGTTTTTGGAGAATTGGAATCATTAGACCAAACGTGGCAAGTAGCGACACAAAGAACTGCGAGCCAACTCCTTCCATAATTTTTGAAAGAAGTGGCATAATTTTCTGCTTAAAGCTTCTTGCAAGATCCGTTAGAGATGAAGCAATTCCAGATATCCCCTTCGCAAATCCAGAACCCTCATCGCTTGAGAGGATATCCTTAAGATAAGATAGTGATATTGTTATGGCGGTTAGGCCAAGAAGCAAAGGATTCATATTCCATGCAACAGATAGCACCTTAAACCCAATTGCCGCTGCGGCTAGGCCTTTTGCAAGTGGGAATTGCAATAGGTCCGCAACAACCTTAATGCCACTGCCAATCCTTGCAATGAAATCTTGTCCTGCCCCTGTTGTCTTTTCAAAAGTTCTTCTTATCTCTGCAATTCCATTGACAAATCTAATGACTCCGTTGTCCATCAGGTTAAACGCGCCGCTAAACTCACCGAACAGCTGAATGATTCCAGTAAGGACAGCAGTGATGGCCTGGTATATTGAGCCAATAATTTCCTGTACTGGACCTACAATCTTCTCAAAACCAGCAGCAACATTTTTAACTATTCTTCCAACAAACATAGATTGAAGGAAGGTTCCAAGGTCAATCATTTCATCTCTAATAGAGTTGAATATCGGTCTTGTAATGTCCGAAACAAATGCCTGCGTAACGTCTGCAAGCGTGGAGAATGCTCCCTCAAACGTCTTTGAGAGCTTTTTCATGCCTCCGCCGTATTCTTGTCCAAGACCCTCAATGATCGCGCTTGATGCCGCACCACCAGCAATCTGCCCACTTTGTGTCAGGTCTCGGATTGCTTCAATTGGATCTTCTGCCACCCTTTTAAATATTGCGGCAATTTCACTGCTTGAAGATTTTGCAATTGTAACCTGGTCTCTTGTTGCGTCTTGGGTTGCGGCATTTATGGCGGTAACAAGTTCGTTGTAGCCCTTTTCCGTTTGGATTGTCGTCGAGTCTATAACTTTTCCGTTATGATTAATGCTTAGGTCGCCCATTTTCACAAAGTCTTGGAGAAGGGCCTTAGATAGAATGTCGTAACCAGCAATACCCGCGTTTGCCAGCTGCATCATGTCGTTTTGATAGACGCGACCAGCTTGGCGCATTTGACCAAGTGCGTAGGTAATTCTAAAGATCTTGTCGTCTTCGCCGCCGAGCGCTGCTACCGCGTCTCCGATTGCCTGCATGTTTGGCATGATTTCGGCGGTCTCAAATCCGAACGCACGCATTCTTCTTGCAGATTCTGCAAGCTGTGGGAATCTAAACGGAGTTACGTTAGCAAACTTCTTAATCGCCTGAACAAGGCCCTCAGCTTCAACCTTCGCCTTTTCAAAGTTAACTTCCATACCTTGAGCTTTTTGCTCGTTTTCAAAGAGCGTTTGGAAGGCAACCGTTGCCGTCTCAAGGGTAGAGTTGAACTTGATAATACCGTCCTTAAGGTGAGCAAGAATGCGACCAAAGGACTGCGCAATTTCCCGTGTTATTTCCTGAGTGAATCCGAATCTGATTTGTTGCGCAAGGTTCCCAAGGATTCCCATTGAATCATTTGCAAACTTCTGAACGCCTCCAGTCGAGATCTGTGGGCCCATCGGACCACCAATTTGTCGCGGAACGCCAAACTGACCAGCCGGCGCGCTATAGCCCCTGTCTCTGCCACCAAATCTATTGCCACCACCGCCGCCACCCGTTCTGACAGGTCGCTCGCGTGGTGGTCGCCGTCCACCGCCCGCCGCAGCCTCTTCGCGCATCTGATCGTAGTAATTCAGCCTTTGGGCTAAAGGAATCGCGCGTGCGGCAGAGAGAGCGCTTGATCCACCAAATCTATCTTTTCTGCCATGGTGACCAAATCCAGGCCCTTGAATCTTTTCAGCAAGTGCGTCTTGCCGCGCTCTAACCCGCCTTCCCGCAGGGGTGTCATAGAGCCTTCTGACGCCAGCGCCGCTGCCAGTAATGCTTGGAATCCTTCCGCCCTTCATGCCATTGGCGGTCTCCAGGATCTGCTTGATCATTAGCAGGGCTTCGTTAATACCCGCTAGTCGCTGCTGGCTTGGGAACTTAGTCGAGGCAATCGTTGCGCCAACATTGCTGATGGCGGCAAAGTCCATATTTCCAAGCGTGCTGAACATCTTTGGAATAAACGAAAGCGACTTCTTGAATTCTTGCATGTTGGCAAGAAGGGTCTTGGCAGGAGTCTTTGTGTTGATGGCTGAAAGCGCGTCTAGGATCTTATTGACTAATTTCAGGGCAGCAATAATGTTTCCAGCGTTCTTTGTGTTTGGCGCCTTACCGCCAAACGAAGCAGCAAGACTGTTAAGGTCCTGAATCAGCTTCTTGAACGCAGAGACGTTTGCGCCCTTTGGTGGCGTCTTGACTGTTGCAAGCACCTGCATCAGGCTGGCGATTTCCTTTAGGGAAGCGGACATCCCCTTTGGAATAGTCGCTTTTGGAATAAGCGCAAGCGACTTGCCAACCTCTGCCATCTGCGAGGCAAGTTCCTTAAGTGGGCCAATGTCCACCTGCGGGATGGCAATAGTCGCGCCCGGAACAAACTGCATGCCCTGCCCCGTGAAAGCCTGTCCCGTGAAAGCCTGTCCCTGTGGCGCACCACCAGCCGCCCGAGCCGGAGCGCCGCCAAGTCCCATTTGCGCGTAGGCTGCGCGTCTCTCGTGAAGCGGCATTGAGCGAACACGTTGCTCTGCAAGCTTGGACCGAATTGCAGCGGTTGTGGCTGGGCCTTGTTGATCTTTTGCAAGCTCGCCGCCGACTTTAGTTTGGTCCGCAAGGGCCTTTTGGCGGAAACGAACCTCTCTCCTAAGAGCCCTTATTCTTTTGGCAACCTCTTTAGCCTGATCCCTCTCTTGTGCGGCCTGTTCTTTTGCTGCTTTTCCTGCGGCAAGGTTCTCAGCAATTGCCTT